TGATCTCTCTTTGTAAATTCTGGATTTCGACCAGATTTGCGGCTTGGAAGTCCGGATCGTTGGCACCCAATTTGTGTGCCTCGATGGCGAGGTTCAATTGGTACTTCTTTTGTGCTAAAGCGGCACGGGGATCTGGCTTGGGCGCTACTGCTGGCTTTGCTACTGGCTTTGCTTCCATCTTTGCCGTACGGCGTTGCTTTGTTCTTGCTCTCTCTTCTGCAGACGCTCGGCTGCCCTGCGCCGTCACACGTTGTCTCGCAGCTACTCTTGCTGCTGCGGCTGCAGCGATGTCCGGGGGGGCTGCTACTGGCTTTGTGGGGGCTGCTACTGGCTTTGTGGGGGCCGCTGGTGCTACGGGGGCTACTGGTGCTGGTGCTGGCTTTGTGGGGGCTGCTACGGGGGCTGCTGCTGGCGTTGCGGGTGGTGGCGTTGTAGCTTTCGTGCTGATAGGCGGTTTCTTTGCCACATCACCAGTTTCTGGATCTTTCCACAAACCGGAAACCTTATCATAAATCCAATTGCCTGCGGTTCCTACGCCCTCGGCGGTTTTACCTACAACGTGACCGGCTACTGCTCCGATTTCACTTTTATTAATTTGCCTTGCAGCGGCGATCAATTGATTTAATTGTGCTGGGGTTAGACTTTGTTTTTTTGGTGCTCTTGCTGCTTTTGTTGCATCATGAGCCGCAAAAGCTTCACCGCCCCTTATTCTTACTCTACCCATAATTTATTCTCCTAATTCGCATAATATTAGTCGTCGTCACCTGACAGATTTAAAAAGCCATAACTCTGTTTGTTTTTTCACTCTACTAAGACCAATAACTCTGTTTATTTTTCCACTCGGCCCCATCTGATGTCTTGGCTTCGGGGGTGTCCCACACATCGGTGTCGCCCCAATCAGCGTGTTCGCGGTATCGTCTAATAATTGCATCTCTGATTTCTGGTGGATCATCTTTAATAAAAGCTAAAAGCTCTCTGGCAAAAGCGTCTTCGTCGTCACCGGACCAGTTTTGATGAGTTTCGATAAGCCCAGTAACCTTTGCATCAATCTCGGCGTTACGCTTGCGCACATCTAGAACTTCAGAACCGGCTTTTCTCTTGAATTCTGTTAAAGCCAGATTCGCTTCTGCTGCACCCTCTCTTGCTGCCTGTGCTTTTTCCATACTACCGGCAACCGCTTCACCTTCAGCCATACCTTGTTTCTTTGCCATCTCTTGGGCTGCGGCGGCTCTTGCCCCCAAGCCGGTTTGAGGTGCACCGCTCACTGCGGCGGCTAAACCTTCTGCGGATCGTCCTTTAAGTGCTGATTTTCGTTTTTCAGCAGCAGTCATGATGACGCCCTCTGCTTCACCGGCAACTTTCGCCACTCGTTCAGCAGCAGCAATTCCAATTTTTCGTTGTTCCCGTTTTCGTTCTAGTTCTGACATAGCCATCTTTTCTTTTCTCCTAGTTTTTTACACACCTATGGTAAGTTTAAATCGTCCTTCCAGTGTGTTAAGTGTTTTTTACCTATAATATAGACCCAACAGCCACCTATGCCGACATATGTGTCCCAATTTTGGACCGGTCCTTGTGCGCCATCTTGGTATTGCAATCCCTGTGGGTCTTCAAAACGCCACCGGCACTCAATCCACTGTTCTCTTCCATAGGTCCACGGCAAAACATCGACGCCCTCGCCGTCGCCAATTGGAGATCGCACAATTGTTCCATAAGGATTCCAATTAGGCGCAGGAGGTAGTTCTCCTAAACCGCCTACCGATTTACCAACAAAAATCGGGCGTCCTTGATCCTTGTATCCCGTTCCATGGCCGTTTATTAAACCTTCCCCAACGAGCGGACAGGAAAGTAATTCTACCTCCCAAAATCCTTGCGGTGCGCCCTGAACCATGGCTTCAGCCGCACCCAGATTAACACGATCAATTGTAATCTCCCTTCGGGGGCGAACAATAGCTGGGGGCTGGACGGCGTTGGTACCATACTCACAATAGGCAACTTGTTGATAAGTGGTTTCTGCTCCCCTGTGTCCCGTACCCAGTCCCACTCCAACCGATGTTCGTAGTGTTTCCGAAAAGGGGTGTGTTCCAGCCAACCCCATGTTTCCGCGTTGATCGGAGCTTGTACCTTTTGGATTAATAAAAGATACCGCCAAAATAACGTGATGAATTGTCATAGGATAGTTGATAGGAATTATGCGCCGATCGGCATAACCGTTGGTAAGTGCCTCACCGACGATCGTTTGATTTGGAAAAGTGCCAAGTGCTAGGGTTGAAGGGTCCATAACACCCCAATCAGTAAAGTTTCCCCACAAGGGAACGGCTATTACCTCATAACCGGCTGTGTCTATAAGCGCCCTTGGACCTTGCAAATCACTTTCTTTTCCATAACCGCCGTCGAGTTTGTCTTTAATTATTGTGTCAATTTTATTTGTGTTTGTTTGTAGACCTTGGACATCGCTGGCTGAAATAGGATCATCGCCGCCGGGGTAAGTCATACCAATTACTGGTGGAGTAGTTCCTCCACTATGAGTGGTAGGCATATTTTGGACATAAGCGCCGCTTTCGGTGCCAACGTCGTGCTGCATCAGTTTACAACGTATTTTAAGCGAAAGATTAAAACTCATCAAACAAAAAAGTTCTGGGATATTATAAAGCCATGTCGCCGGGTTGGTAGGATCAACATAAAAACGACTAGCATCTCCACCACACAACTCTGGTGCTTGAATAACAATCACATAGGTTTTCCACGGCTTTAAATTTTTATTAAGTTGATCAACAGCAAAAGGATTAAGGCGCAGTTTTTTGGACTTAAAAGCAATTGCCGGTACTTCTACTGTAACTATTTCGTTAGAAGGTCGTAATAACTCTTCGTCTACCCGATACCAGCCGGGGGTTGGGCCACTATATGGGATAGATGGACTTGTTCCTAAAGGATATTGAAACCAAGTTTGGTCTTTTTCTAAAATAGATATCTTAACCGTGTAATTGTCAGCACCGTCCAACACCAACTTTCTATCGTTGACGTGTATCCCAACGTCAGCGGGTGTGTCCCAATTCGCCGCTGCGGCTGCGACCGATGAGTGGGGATCAGCAATCCCCATACCTTCTGCTCTCTGGTCAAAGGAAAACGACAACTCGTCTAAAACAAAATAAGGGGTGTCCTCATCAGTATAGTCGGTTGCATAGTGGTCTTCTTCTTCTGCGCCATCCGTATTCATCTGAATAAACTCTTGAGGAGGTGGCAGCGTAAAGGGGATTGCCACACATGAAATAAGCGGGTCTTCCTGAGAAAACATAGTAAAATCGTTTCTCTTCGTTGCCTGCGGAAACATAGAGTTACTATTGATTTGTGGGATGTTGAGATTGATTCTAAAAATACTCTCGTCAGCATCTAGATTTTCTTTACTAACGGTACCCGCCTGAATCTGGTTTTCGACGGCGCGAAAGGTTTGAGTTGCGTCGTCGTTTGTTAATTTTATCCCTCGGGATAATTCTCTTTTAGTAATCTTCGCCACTATTCTGTCTCCTCAAGGACTGTTAGGCAACCTGAAACTATTTGCCCTTCCCACTCGTTCCAGTGCCGCGCTGATCCACCGCCGTCTGGACCCGAAAAGGAGTTTGCGTTGGTTTTACAAAGGTTCCATGGTATAACAATACTCATCGTAACTCTTGATTTTTCAGGGATACAAATATTCAGATTTTGATCGTCAATTCGGACACCATAGGGTGTTCCCCTCTCGTCGCCAACGTCGTCGACTGCTGGCATCATATCATGCACCGGGGGCGCACCAAAGGACAATCCACCGCCGGGTTGGTCCCACTGATAAAATTCACAATCAACTTGAAAGTTATTTTTCTTATAAACGATGTTTGTTAAGGACTGATTTTCAGGGACATAGGGATTATCAACTGTAATTTCCAGCATCAACAAATCCAGCCACTCGTCGTGTAGAAGTGTGGGCGATGCTTGCGCTCTGGGAGGGACATCGACACCCCACTGCCAATAGTTTTTATGATATGAGACATCAGTGACCATCGCCAATTGGACAGCATCAATAATAACCGGCTTACCAAAATAAAAAGTATTGCGCCACACATATGCATCCGGGCGTCCATCTTCTCCGAGACCGACTGTGCCGTGCGATTCTGTTGTTCTACGATGTCCTTTGACCCGATGCTTGTTGGTGATTTCTGTATTAGAGGGCGTCGTAAGAGAGGTCGTTAGTTGCCATCCCGCAGGAGTACCCACTCTCTCAAAATAATTAACGTTGTCTTCTCTTGCCCATGGGGCGCACGATTGGCTGAAGGTGGGGGCGACATCGCCAGAAACGTTTGCCGGTGGCACATATCCAAAAACATATTGAGTTTGAGTAAAGCGCCGCTTGATATCTATGTTTTTTAAATTATTAAAACGATCCACTGTTTCGTCTTGCGACTTTTCAATTCTATTACCATCAATAGTAGTATTTTCAGCAAACTGTTCTTTTGTTAATCGTCTATTTGGTTTAGCCATGTTAAGTTATGATCTCCCAGTGAATAGTTGTATTTAGAAAGGGGAAAAGGGCCTCTACATAACAGCCGGCTGCCTGCACGTCAACAAGATTGCCCAAAACTGGGTGGTTAATAAACGCATCGTTGGTAAAGTGGCTTTGGGTTATTAATACTTGTCCACCGGGTACGCCGATGATTAAAGGCGCAATAGAGGTGGGTGGGTTGACCACAAACTCTATGTTGCTATTAAAAAAACAATTAGTAAAAGTGGTTGAAGCCGATTGACCTATCCAGATGTCAACGTCAAAAATACAACAATCAAACACTATTTCAGCCGTTAGTGGTAATATTATGCTTTTGTCCTGCTTGAACCTACAAGCCCTAAAAATAGTGTTTAGAACATCGCTGTAATCTTTATTTAAAAGTCCCAACGTATATTGTTCTGTCCCTAAACCAAACTCTATTTCTTCAATAATACAATTACTAAATATCGTATTTGATGAAGTCATGTTGGGATAAAAGATTACTTTTTTGATATCACAATCAGAAACGCGAGTACCTACAGCGCCGCCTATTTTTAACTCATCTATTTTAAGGTTGTTAAGCGAACAGTCGTCGTTTTCTATTGCTATGCTTGTGACTGATGAACCCGCTACTCCCTGTATTGATGTGTTTGTTTTGGTTATTATTGTGCCTGAGTGGATAGCTTTAGATAACAAATTATAGTTACCATCGTTCCTTGTTTGTGATATTGAATCTGTATTCATCACTATGCCTATTGCTTGAGCAATATTAGCGTTCAACGATCGCTCATGGCTATCTTGTGCCTCTTCGGGCGACCTTGCAGTAATCGCCCCCAATTCATAAACCCAGCGTGACACTATACTCTTCCTCCTGCCGATCTACCCTTGCGGCGGCGGCCACCAGCCGGTCGTAGGACTGCTTTAGCAGAATAAAGTTGTAAGTGTTCTGCCCAGTTCCTTATGTGTCCAAAAAGCATCCAAGTAAAATATTTACCTTTTACGCTGTCGCTAATAGAAATAACGTCAAACTGTTCGTCATCTACTAAATAATCGCCTTGTACGGCGTTGAAGTTGCTTCCATAAAGCGGAGTCGTATCTGGATTTGTACCAAACACTTTATAACTAATCGCGTCGTCGTTGCCCGCTGCTGGATGACTATTCCACCACCTTGTTCTAATTGCCAAGCCGTCAATAATAGCTTGGATGTTGGGTGGGAAAGTTGTAGCCATAGCCACGGGGTTTTCGAAAGCATCTCCCATATCAATAATCTGGCTACACCACTCTTTATAATCTGAACCTAGAAGAGCGTTGAATTGTCCAAAATAAGTATTGGAACTGATCTGGTTGCCGGCGTTGCCATGATTAACAACGTTGCAAAATATTCCTCTAGTTCTTATTTGGTCGGCTTCTTCCAGCCCAATCTCACCTGATTTAAATACCCAATCAACCGGCTGCTCTATTGGATCGTGATGGAAATCCGTATCAATATCATAGTCGGGGTGAAAGCCATGATGAAGGGGGGTGCTATCATAATAAGCATAATAATAAAGTGCGGCTGGGTGGGTTGCGGGAACCGGGCGGAGTGCGGTGATACTGGACGCAACGACCGGATCTCCGTGCGTAAAGTATTCAATCCCCAATTCAGAACTAGGGGTTTCGCCGGGGGTGCGAACAAAGGGGATATAAAACATCAAGTTATATCGCCTCCCCAAACAACCAATCGGGTTGCCGACAAAGTTTGCTTGTATTCTTATTTGGTTTCCAGCAATATCCTCTACGCCGGCGTTGTTCCAAACCTGTGCCTGTTGATTCGCGGCCGGGTTGGGATCTTCTAATCCATATGCCCACATGTGGACTGGTTCTGCCCGGGCAGGCGGAAACACCAAGTGGATCATATTCTCGTTCGCAGCATGAGGCGCAGGTAAGTTGTTTCTTGTTACTGGTGTCCACCGCGTGTTATCAAATCTAAAATATAAATTTAGTGTCACCGGTTCTTGTATTTGGTTCGTAGGTGATTGGAACTCGGTATTGTTATCGTCCCATGTCGATTCATATTGTAAATAAACAGGATAAAGGAAGCAAGTTTGATTAACAGTTGTTTCACTGTGTGCCGGGTTGTAGGGCAACACATAACCGGCGGGCTTCTTAATAGGAGGACCAATCACAAACTCTGCGCCGTATGTTCTGGGGTGCCGAGCGGCGGCGGGTGGGTGATCATGAGCCAACTTAAAGCAACCAGATTGCTGGATTTGATCTGACGAAACCTGTAAGTCATCATAAGTATATAAAGGGCTTCTATCGCAGGCACCAGCAACGCCTTGCTCTAAAATCACATAGCTTTTCCCCGTTGCGTTTTGATTAACCGGCGTTGGCCCCCCACCATAGGCAGCTTCATCACCGAACGCTCTGTTATAAACACTTCCAACAATAAAAACTCTATCGTCCTTTGCCAACACCCAACTTAAAGCAATATTGCGTTGTATAGACCAGTGATAGTCAGCCGGATCTTGATTTGTAGCTTGGCTTTCAAAATTCCAAATATGCCAGTTCCCGTCTTGTAAAACTAAAAAGATATTCTTGGTCGGGATAGAAATAAACACAGCGTCTATGGCGGCGTTATATGCCAAAGCCACATAGGGTTCTCCTAATAAGTTATACCAAGTTGTTGCCATCGGGGTGCCTGTGCCCACGGAACCGCCAATATTATTCGGGGGTGGGATATTTAATCCCTGAAAATAATTATTTAGTGGATTGGCTATACCATCAGTAAAGAATTGATTAATATTCTTTGATATCGTCTGTATCTCCATAGTACCGGCGTTGCTATAAACGCCGTTAATATCCATCCAAATTATTCTTCCCTCTAATTTTGCAAAAGCGTTGTTGGAAATAATACCAATATTGTCGCTGATTTGTGTTAAGCGCCCTGCGTTTACAAGAGTGCCGGCACTTGGCTGATAAAGGAACGTTTCGTTGTGTGTCCAAATTAATAAACTACCGTTTATTTCTGCCATCCCCTCAATTAGTTCTTGGGACTGAATTGTAATTTGGTTCGTTGCAATAACAGAATTAGGGTTGCCTTGATCTGAAAAGTATACGTCGCGACCAACTGCATAACATAAACGATTTCCTAGCGTTGCCATGGTTTGTGGTGCGCTGAACGTAGAAACATCTAAATACCCATGGCCATCTGAATAAAAACCCGGGACAGGGACAACTTTAGAAATAACACCACTTTCACCATAGGTTTCCCACGCACATGAAGAATTTAAACTTATAAAACCGGCTGACTGTCCTGTGCGTGCCTCGTCAGACAGAAACTTTGATGCCTTGTAATACCACAATCCCATAATAGGATTACCAAAGAAAACGGCGTCGTCAAACTCTATGAAGGTGGTCATCTCTTCATCACCAGAAGAAACGTTTTCCTGATCCCAATCTAACCGAGTTTCCTGATGTGCATACCAACTACGCATCGTAATCAGTTCTGGATTATTATCGCCCGTAGGTTTATTTAATAGTTGTTCGTAGCGTGTGCCGTCTGTAACGTCATACACACTAACAATCCAAGCGTTCTGAAACCTTCCAGTTGAAACGTCCCAAGATGCTTCCTCTTGAGCATATGCCCCTGTATGGATTTTGGAACTAAAAACGCTAATAATCTGATAGTGTTCAAAGTCAGTTTTTATTAAATAACTACCTAGATGTTTTTCATATCCAAAACTATCGTCAGAAGTATTGGGTCCGGGAACGCCCGGTGCTATTCCAAATTTAGTATCAAATTGAGCTATTTGGGCAAATCCATGTCGGGTTTTCCAACAATCGTTTTCCCAAAACATATTTTGAATAAACGGACCTTTGCTTGGCGTGTTTGCCGCCATGCCTTGGACTATAAGCTCCTTTTCTACTTTAGATATTGCCATCTATTTACCAACCCGGGTCGTGTGGAACTACTTGGTTATTCGCGCCTATGACGCGTCCAAACATCAAGTAGGATTTAAACTCTTCTATTCTTGCTTTTAACTGTGCGCTAATAATAGGTTGTGCCGCTGCATCGCGCATAGTGTATTGCTGTGCGGCAAATAACGCAATTAAGTCGTGGAACTCTTCAAACATATCTATGTAGCCGGGAAACGCTGCTGGTAATACTCCCGTCCAATCGACGCCCACACTACCAACTACTTGGTCCTGTCCTATCTCTTGGCTGGGAACATAATAAAGAATAAGAGAGGCAGGAGGTATTGCATCAAAAACTAATTGTTCTCGCTGCCACATATAAGTGGCTGCTCTTGCCGTAACAATACCGTTTAATTGTGCGCTGGCGTCAGTTGCTTTAAAGTAAAAAGAGGGTACCCTCGGTGTGCCACTTTCCGTCGCAAGGGCTAATATTCTTTGTAAGCGGGGTGGGTCGTTGTTACCAGCCACGCTGCCATCCCATGAGCCACCCAACAAGCGACTACCAGCGGCTTGCGTAGCCATATTATAACTTGTAACGTTGCCGGGAGCAAACACATAAGTTATGGCGTAGGACCAAGGGTCTATATCTGTAACGATTTTTCTAAACTGGTCATAACCAATCTTTAAATAAAGTCCTATGTCTGCATCACTTACAAAAGTAACGTCTGTTTCATCTATTAAGTTGCGAAAATAGGCTCTTACTTCGGGTACTAACATCTATTTCTCTCCTATCCGGCAGGGAACATAGATCCACCACGGGTTGTTCCCTCGCCATACGGCCGTTTCGTTTGCGCCTGCTTCATCGCATCGGCATCGTTGCCTTTTCCTTCCACTCGCATGTTTTCTTCCACAATTTGTTCCTGCGCCTGTGGGCTTTCACTAAATTGGGCTAAATCAACAACCCCATCTCCCTTTGCGAAGGCTGGGAAGATCTTTTCGTGACGTGCCTGTGCATACTCTTCAACTGGTTTACCGTGATTAGATAAGGTGGCAAAGATATCTGCGATGTAATCTTGCCTTTCCTGTTCCAGATCATAATAGTGGGGGGAACGCATAAAGTCCTTGAACACTTCTTTAAAGATTTTAACGTTGTCATCAGCAAAGATTTCTACCTCGCCCACGTTTTCAACAGCGGCTTGCAACATGTCTTCGGCGTGTCTGCGGTCTGCCATCTCGTTAATCAGATAAGAGTTGTAAGTTTTAAGCGACATCTCTTTCATAGCCAACTTGGGATCTAGCATACCCATCTGGACAAGCTCGATAAGCTTTGCGTCTCTGTCTTGCTTCTCGTTGCGGAACAACGAACCAGCTTCGAAAAGGATTTCAGGAGTATCTACCAGATTGGTGTTTTTAAGTTCTTTAAAAATAACTGAACCGGTGCGGTCCATCATCCTCATCATCGTGCTTTCTTTGTAATATGTTTTCATCAACAAAAGAACCGTTATTGCTAAATCCTTTGCGCCTTTTTCAATATTTTCCTGTGTTGTGTTTAACTGGGAAACATCCTGTGCGGTGAGGGCGTTGATGGCTTTACCGCTTGTAATTCCGATTGCTCGCTTTCCTAGTGTAGTGCTGTGTGCACCTGAAACATCCATAATCTCGTTTTGTAATTGACGGATATTATCAAAGACATAAGAGGGGATTGGTGCGCCACTAATCTGCGTAGGTTGTCCACCAGCCGGGTTATAATAAATCTTCTCACCCGCCTTGGCTGTAATAGACGAGGGGGCAATACCAGAGGTCTTGGGGATTAACCACTTCGGGTTAGTCATCAACTCTGTATTGTCTAGAACTTGCGCTCTTGCTTTGTTGTATTGGTTTTGTAGGTCAATAAGCGGGCTAATTAAACCAATCCCCCATAACCTAGAGGGGATTGTGGTATAACGAATAAACTGAATTGGCGTCCAACCTTTTGGGTTTTTGCCTTTATAAAGGTAAGTATCACCCATGGTAATAGCGTATTTGCCATCGTCCCAGTGGGTTTCATAGATTTCTACTCTATTTTTGGGGAAGTTAAC